TCTTGTATGAGCCGTCGGGCCGCCTGACTCTGAACAGTAGCCCGACAGGCAAGGGCGCGTCTGACCCGAAGGTGGAGAAGTCCATCGCGGACGGGCCGACAATAGCGATTATTATGCGCGTAATGTCACCTGCTTGCACGGGTGATGGCTCTACCCGGAAAACAACAGGAGTGGTTGACCCGTCAGCCAGTGCTAAATTACGGTTCCCTGTGTTAACGGATGACCCCGCAGGAAACACGTCACCGGCTAACTGATTGAGCGTGATGTCGTCCCCGCTGACAGCTAACACTTTCGCCTGGATAAAGCGCCCAGTCGTAGCGCTGCCGATTTCTAAAATCGTACCCACGTCACCGTCGGGGTAGACACTAGTACCAGGGACCGTCCCTGGTGTCATTCCGTGACCTGCAGTAAGCGTGATAACACGGGAGTCGGCGACGGAATCAACGTCAAGGGTCAGCCCGATGTGAACCTCCTGCAGGAAGTCCAGATCCAACATCTCGGTCGTCTGATCGTTGAGCGTGACCCCCCAAGTAGTGCCGCCGCGCTCCGATACTTCAATGGCCGCTTTGGCGTCGTCCATCAAGTCGAGCCATATCCCCGGCACAATCGTGCGCCAAAACGGCCGCTCGACTTTCAGCGGGGGCGGTATCTCAGTACGGGCCATTACTCGTCGTTCGCCGTCATTACGTCATGTAGATATTTGAGGTCCATCTTCTTCGCGTCGTCGCCAAACTCTACGCCTGCCGCCGTAAGCTCGGCCTTGTACCAGTCAGACGTGCCTTTGCGCAGCGCGGGCGCCGCAGCGTCGAACAGTTCGTGTTCGTCTGCGTTGAAATCTGATCCGTTGATAACGACGAAGCTGCCGCCGCCATCGCTAACCCGTACTGTCGGGCATTTTCCGTGACTCATGTGCTGTGCTCCCGTAGAAGGTAAAAAGCCGCCCGATGCTCTGGGCGGCCCGTCCAATTAGCCCAGCAGGATAGCCGAGTGCTCCGGCTTCACGAGCGCCTGACCCCATGCGGCGGACAACTCGTACCGCACCTGGCGGTACTGCTTATACAGCGCAATCTCGAAGGTCAGACCAGAGCGAGGGTCGGTGATCATCATCACGTCATCGGCCTGGTCGCCTTCCTCGGGGCGCTCGGGTACACGGGTGGCGATAACCAAGGCGTCGGGAGTGAACGCAAGGTTAGCGGTATAGTCCGCGCCGATCGTCATCGCTACCGCAGATGCCGCGATAGGCTCACGCAGGCCTGGAGCCGCCAGCGTGATAGGCCCAGCACCAACAGTACCAAGAGAGACAACATACTTATTGGCGTCGCCCGCGAAGGTCACCGGGTCGCCCACCTCCACGTCGCCGGTGCCGGTGATCAGGGTGATCACGGTGGCGCCGACCGCATAGCCTGCGGTGTCGGTAGTGTACGACGTGCCGGTACCCTTGGTGTGCGCCTTGACCTGCGCAGATTCACGCAGGGAGGCGCCGTGGACGTTGACCAGTTCACCTTGACGCAACAGCGAGGTCTCGCCACCTTCGTTCGCCTTGGTGAGCTGCGTCAGGGTCCGCATTTTAGCGCCTGCGGTGGTGTCGAATACCAGATTCCAGCCGCCTGCAACCGGTGCGCCGTTATCGCTCAGGATCTTACGAATCTGGGCGGTGTCGGACAGGTCAGAAGCGAACGGGGTGGTGCCGGCAGTACCAAATGCCCGCGAAGCGCGGATAAACGTTGCCGCGGCGTCAGCCTCGATCTCGTTGGTCAGAGTCCGCATAGCCTGCGTAATCTGGTTCAGCCGGATGTCGGAGTAGCCCGGGCCGTGGTTAACGCCCTTCTGCTCTTCGCCATTCCAGCGGAACGAAACCCCGCGGGACTTGCTGATCGTGATCACTTCGTTACCGATCACCTGATCGCCGTCATTCGGTGCGGTAACCGCCGGGGTGATGTCCGACGCGGTGGACGCAGGCGCTACGAAGCTGCGGACCTGTTGCCCGACAGCGGCGCGCTCAACGCCAGAATCAAGGGTTGCCGAAGGGATAAAGCCCACCAGCTCCCGCGATACGATGTCCAGCGCCTCGTAGAGGTCCGGCGACAGGTTTGTCAGTGTGTTAGCCATGGTTTGTGCCTATTCGTCAGTCGTATGTTGTGCCGCCGTCCTTAATGAATTTCATCCGGCCTGCGGCGTTCAGTTGTTCAAATTCTGCGCGGGGCATCGTTTTGTCGCCGCCGCTGCTCTCCTTGCCTCCGCCGTTGGCACCGCCGCCGCCGGATTGATTGCCCTTAAGAAGTGATGCGAGCCGCACGTCGTTCTTAACCTCCGCGCTAAAATCGTCAAGCGTCGAAATGGTCAGATTGCCCGCTGAGTCCAGCACCTTAACGCCTTCGTCGGTGGGTTTCAGCCGACCGCTGATAATGTTCGCCAGCAGCTCCACGTTATGCCCATCTGCCAGCCCCGTCGCGATCTTTAGGGCCGCCGTGTTGCGCTTCTCGTTGGCTACCGTGCTGCGTAGCCCGTCCAGTTCCGTCTGGAGCCCCTGCCGTGCTGTCTCGCTCGACTTGTGCAACTGCTCGAAGTCTCCGCCCTTGCGTGCTGCGGCCTCCGTTGCTTCCCGTGCTGCTTCCTCTGACGCGGCCTTGTCGGCTTTCGCCTTCTTAGTCTCGCCGAGTAGCGTGTCCATCTTGCCTTGCATAGCGGTCTGACTGGTGGTCAGGTCAGCCACACTGGTGGTTAACGTGGCGTTTTCAGCTTGCAGTGCTGCAATCTCTTCTTCAGTTAAAGGCATATCAGTAATCTCTATCGTTTAGGTCACAAACCAAGGCGGCACAACCGCCTGATGTAATGTTATAACATTATGGGCGCGGAACCAAGCGAGCGCCTACCGCGTCAACGGCAGCCCGCTCGAATGCTAACGGCTCCAGCGCCTGCAGCTGCTCCAGCGTGTACACGACGCCTGTTTCGTTCCTGAACCGGTCCACCGTCAAGCCGCCATCGCGGAACAGCTTGGCGCGGGTCGGCCCTAGCGCCTCGTCTTGGAAACCGGCCGTCTGTTGCTTCAGCCACTCGCCGTAAGTCGTCTCGGGCGTAATCTTGCCGGTGGGCTTCTTAAAGCCGGGCAGGCGTTTCTTCTGGAACTCATCGGCCACTACCGGCGCAATCGTGCTCCTGCAATTCCAATGCGCCGGGGGCAGCGGCCCCCGCCCGACCCTGTATGTCATGCCGTCACGCCCGCCACAGATCAGCGTCGTGCGCAGATCCAGCACGGCCACCCATTCGTAGCCTTCCAGCAGCCTCGCGTTCTCTTCCAGGGCGGCATGCCGGGCACGGCTCGACGTGTGGTTGACGATGGTCCGGGTGAGCGTATCGGCGTGGCGCTTCTGCCTGGTGTCGATCAGGTCGGACACTACGCGGCTGATCTCCGGCAGCGTGGCGCCCTGGCCGACCATGTCCGCGATGGTCTGACGGATCTCTCGGGACTTGGCACGGCTGAACGCTGCGAGGGCTTCGGCGATAGTGAGCTGCGCGGGGCCGACTGGTGTGTCCATCCCGGTGCGCAGTACGCCCGCCATGACTGAAGCAATCGGGACAGCTACCGCCGGAACGGTCGACGCTTCGGTGAGCATGTTAACGCTGAACGCCGCTTCATCTGCAGCCAGTTCGGTGATCTGTTCGATGACTCGTTGCGACAGGCTATTCAACCGCAGCTCTATGGTGCTCTGGGCGCGGCCCAGCACAGCGGCCACCCGATCGCCGCGCAGGTCTGTCGGCTCCCCGGCGAATATGCGCTCGATGTCCTTGCGCATCTCGTCGAGGATCTGCTGCACCTCGCCGGACAGCCCGCCCGCGAACCGCTGCAGGAACACAGCGTGCCGGGCAGACGCATCGATCAGGAACGAATCGGCGACCGTCATACGGGCACGACTGCCCCGTTTTCGTCGTCGATGGCCTCGTCGGTACGGTCCATCTCGATCCATCCTGTCTTGCGCAGCTTACCGCGCAGATCGGACGGGGCGATCACGCGGCGGTCCAGTAGCTGGGTGCCTGCTATTGCTTCCTGCGGCGTCAGTGTGGCGTCGAAATATTGCTTGTTCATCTCGACCTTCACTTTGCCGTCAGAGGTGCCCTGGAACTCGCCCGCCCACTTGATGGCAGTGGTTAGCGCTTCGTCCCAGTTACCCGCTAGCATGGCCAGTTTGCTGTTCTGGCCGCCGAATCGGATCTTTGCCGCTTCGGCTGTCTCTACGCCGCTCGAATCCTGGATGATCCGGGCGCCGATCATAATCATCTGCTGTTCTTTCCGCTCCATACCGACTGCGGGCATAGAGTTGGGGTCCGCCTGTAGCAATGAGCCGCTGCCACCGTCTGGTAGCAGTATGGCCGTGCGGCTGCCCAACATTACGCCGCCTTTCAAGATGTCATCGACCCAGCTCTGCGACAGTCCGGATATCACCGGCGTCGGCTGGCCGACCATGAACGAGGATTCCTCGTAGTCTGCGCTGTTGCGGTAGTGGCTGACGTTCACGTTGGCCAGGTCGAGCAGCACGGATTTATCCGGCGTCGGGTCGTTGTTCTGGCTGCCGACGAACTGGAACGGGATAATCGACCACGTCGAGCCGTCCGCCTTAGTCGGTACAATCATCGGACCGATCGGCTTGTCGTCCTCGTCGTACAGCTGCTGCGCATATACGCCGTCAATCAGCACAAGCGCACGGTGGTGCGTGACCTGCTCGACCTCGAAGTCGTCTTCGACCTTGTCGACCAGCTCTTTCAGCACGACGAGAGTTAGCTGCGTGATCGTGCCGACCGTCTCAAACCGCCAGTTGACGATCGATTCGGCGGGGTACGTGCTGATTGTGGCGCGCAGCCCCCGCGCTTCGACTTGCGCTTGAGTCAGGCCGGCAGGCGCTTCAGGGTAGTCAGTCAGCAGACCGTAGCGGCCCGTTTCCATCGTGTCGGCGATACCGTCTTTCAGCAGCTGCACAATGCCCGTGCCGCCGCCGTCTGCGTTGTCGTTCAGGAACTCCAGCCCGGTCGGCAGCTCGATGACTGCCGGCTTGCGGAATACCATGCCCAGCAAGCCCTCCTTCGTAAAGCCCGTGAAGTTAACAAACGACGCCCGCAGCCTGTACGCTAGATAGCGCTCCAGGTTCTCTTGCGAGCTGTCGCGGGCGTTCGGTGCGGGCAGATACCGCGTGCCGTCAGCCGTCAGCAGGCCGACGCCAAGCGCCTGACTGCCTGACCGGTCGCGGCGCAGCTTGATGGCGTCCTCGCCTTCCACGCAATCGCGCACCAGCTCCCAGCGCTGCAGGTTGCTGATGTAGTCCGGGTGCTGCGTCGATGCTGGCATAGTTAGGCTTTCCCGCTCTCTTTCAGTGACAGGCGCAGCGTATCGCCCGCGCCCATGGTGGCCTTGTACACGAAGTCCTCCGCGATGCCGATCTCCGCAGTATCGTCAGCGGCGAAGCTAGCACCTGGAATCGCCACGAAGTTCGCGCCGCCGTCATCACTCACCAGCATTACGATCGGGCCGATCGTGACATTAGCCACGTATGTGTAGACCCCTTTCGGCAGATTGCGGAACACCCGCCCGTCTGTAAAATCTATGATTCCGCTCATGTTAGATGTCCCACAGGTTGGTCTGTTCGGTGCCCGCCAATTTCAGCGCCTCTTTCAGTTCCTCCCAGGTCACACTGACCCAGCTGTCATCAGCTAACCGCCACATGGTCGAGTCGCCCGCAGACCCTACCGCAACAGCCCTGGCCATTCGGTTCTGGCTGGTTTCGCAGCCGTCGAACGCCTTACCGCTGACGGTTGTGACTTGAATCGCCATCACCTGCACGTCGCGCTGTGTCATCGCCGCCGCTGCAAGTTCGGCGGCGGTGTAGCTACGGTACCCCCGGTAGTACGTGCCGTCAGTCAACACTGCGTTGCCGGTCGGTACGTCGTCGCCTACGTCCACCACGTCGCTATACTCTGCTGCGCCGATATACGCCATCACGCTTGCCGTCAGTGGTGCGCGCAGCGTCTTAAATTGCGGATACTTCTTAGCGAAATGCCCGACGCTGCAGATCGGCAGCCCTGGCTCGTTTGTGTCTACGTAATCTGCCATCACGCACCTACTCCTGAGTTAAATAGGGTATCTATTTCTGTCTGCGTCAAGATACGGTCAAAAATCCGTACTTGATCAATATCGCCTGACAGGGGGTTTATATTAGCATCTGTGCCGGTAGCAGTTCCTATTACCGCCCCTAGTGCCAATCTTGCGGCAGCAGCCGTCATTGGGTTGCTCACTCCACCGCCATCAGTACCAGTGATAGTTGCAGAAACAAGAGCACTGTCCATATAAAAATCTACGGCATCTAAACCGTCATTAGTCTGCACATCGTTATCGAAGGTTATGACGATGTGCTTATAGGCTCCAGACGTTTGAATGGCGTCCGTGGTGGCTATCCGAAACTGGGTCTGCCCGTTGTTAAACCATACAAAAGAAACCTTATCACTTGCGTCGTACCTAAGTATCCACTGCCGGGCATTGTCCCCGGTGGACCCATCGCCGTACTTAGACAGTATTGTCTCATTGGCGGCGGCCGCTGAGTTTAAGCACCACAGCGACATGGAGAACTTCTTTCCCGCGCCCGCGAAGACTGAATTCAGAATGTTCCCGAAATTAACACGGTCAAGAGCGCCGGGGAAAGTAAGCGCGTTACCGATCTTGCCCGATACGGCGGTGGCCCCGGTGATTGTCCCGTTGTTACCACTCGGGGAGTCGTCCACCAGCGTCGCCCCGCTAATATTGTCCATGGTGGTGAACAGGACTAAATTGGGGTTGTTCGGATCGAGTATGGGGTCCAGCCCGCCCGCTGACGGGAGCGTCGTGCCGATTGACGCGCCGATTGTGGCAAGCTTACTGGCGGCGATTGTGGTCATCGGGCAAACCTCACGTTTAGCTTTGTCGCTGGCTGTTCAATTGACCACTCGTAGTCGACCATGTAACCGATCGCGGTAGTGATGTGCTGGTACTCGTTCCGGTCGTCCTCTTGGAACGTTGAGCCTTTTTGCAGCTGTACCGTTGCCAGGCCCTTGTGATTATAGGGCGCGGCGGCCGTGTTGACAAACAGGCTGGAATGTCCGTCTGCTGTCAGGATCTTAGCCCGCACCGCGTTCTGTCTGTCTTTGATGGCGGGGTGCTTCCGCTTCACCTTCCGCGTGAACCGCCACCCGTTGTCGCGCAGTACCGCTTCCATCTGCGTGTAGTCCGATTCCTTGCCGTGCTTCTCGCCCGCCTTGCCGGCCGGGTCACCGTAGATTATGACGTGTTTGTTATCGTGGCTCTTAAACTTCTCGACGAACTCCTTTGCGCTGTCGATCGTATCGGCGCTCTCCAATATGATTTCGTCGAGGAGGTAGATATCATCAGTATTCCGACGCACAGCAATGCCGCTAGACATCGGCGTGTAGTTGAAGTCGTGGTACCAAAGCAGCTGTTCATGGGGTTTGATTTCCTCAGTGGTGTGGTTGGCCAGGCCGTAGTCTTCGTAGATCCGGCCGGTCGCCGTCTCGAATGATGCCTCGAACTCCTGCTTGTACTGCTTCGGGCTCATCGAGCGCTTAGCCGCGGCGATCACGTCGTCGGGCAGAATGTCAGAGGACGGCCAGTGGTACAGCTTCCAGTGCGGATCGCCGCCAGTCTTGGCATATTCAGCCATGTCGTAGAAGTGATTGAGCCCGTCAGGCACGCCCAGCAGCCAGCACCACGCCCGATGATCTGGCCGGGTAGGGTCGACTGTGTTCAGCGCGGGGAAGATGTGCGACTCCCACGCGTGCGGCTTAGTGTCCGCGATCTCGTCAACGCCGCCGCCGGTCCAGGGTATGCCCTCGATGCGCTGCGGCTTGTCCAGACCGATCAGATGAATCTCGCTGCCGTTCGGAAAGAATATCTTAAGCTCTGACTCTGACGGCGTGCGCGGCAGTGAGGCGGTCAGGCAGAGCGCCTTCATATCGTCCCAATAGATTTTCTTCACCTGGTCACGAGTGGGCGCCGCGATGAAGTACAGCTCGTTCGGGTTGCGCATGGCCTCTTTGGCGACGAATCGCTTAAACCGCTCGGTCTTGCCCGACCGCCTGCCCGCAGGAATGACCGGGAACCGCACGCGGTCACGCACCAAGGCGATCTGTGTGGGGTGCTCGATCAGTGGGTACCAGCGGGCCGCCTGGCGCTCCTGGAGGGGTGTCATTCGTCAGACTGTCCGGTTATAAGCCCGAACCGTATTAGATCCAAAACGCCTAACGTCGCCGCCAAACCGATCTCGCCGTCGTACTCTGCGATCAGCGCCTGGATACGGCCGCACAGCTCCCCCTCTACGGGCAGCTCGCGCACTTTTTCGGCCTTGAACCGTTCTACCGTCACTCCGGTAACCTCTCCGCCAGCTCGCGCAGAGCGTCCGCCGCGCTGTCGCCGCTGGTGGCTTGTTGTGGGTCTTTCTGGAATAGGTGCGGCTGTCGGTTACTGAGCCAGAACAGCGCCGCAGCCGTATCGGGCGGATAGTGCTTGGTGAGCTTTGTAACGGTGATGGCGCCCATGTAGTTCGATACGTGGCAATCCTCGTGGCTGTAGCCGATCGCTCGCTGACGCAACGCTGAGACGACCTCGGCGTCGTCTATCGCCTTGTTGTACCGCAACGCCTCCTTGAATTCAGGGTGGCGGTTTTTCCACCGGTACAACGTGGCGATACCGATCTCGAAGAAGTCGGCCAGCATCTCGTCGGTGTAGCCCATCAGGCACAGCTTGCCGCCCTGCGTGGCGTACTCCGATCGGTATCTGGGCTTTGGGCCGGTTTTAGCCATTGAGTCTCTCGTGCGCGAAAATTCCTATCATGTTCTGATTCTACACGTTGAGCGCGCCCCCCGCACCTAAACCCGATTAGCTCGATCTGGGCGGGAAGGTTGTACCGCTGTACCGCGAAATCCTCTTATATGTTAGCTATATATTTTCCCCCTTATATATTCTTATATATTTATATTTAACACTTATAGTGGGTAATAGAGTGGTACAACGGTACAACGTAGGCCCTGCGCGGCCTGTAGCCGGTTTTCATGCGGAACGTGTACCGGAACAAAACACTAGAAGCGGTACACGGGGGTTTGACGTGCCGCAGCGTACCGCTACGTTGTTCCGCTTTGTTCCGTCTTGACGCGCCCTCACGTATTGCGCTAAGCTTCCGCTAACTACGCACAATACACGGGGCCGAAACATGCCAATAACGCTACTGAAACCGCGGGAAGTAGCTGACACCCTCCGCGTCTCAATGAAACAGGTTTACATACTGATCGAACGCGGCGACCTGTCTGCCATCCGAATTGGCACTGCCAAGGGCAACGCCCTCCGCATCGAGCAGGACAGCCTGAACAAACTAATCGAAGCGGGGCGCACTGATGCAGTTAGCTGAACAGTTGTCCGCCGCCGGGCTGCCGGTGTTCCCGTGCAACATGTGGTACGACGCCGCGAAGGGTAAATGGCAGAAGGCCCCGGCAGTTCCTAAAGGCGTTAGCTGGCTAGACGCGTCCACCCTGCCCACTGTTGCATTGCCCTGGCCGTCCGGCGTGGTGGGCGTACCTATCCCACCTGGCGTCGTCGTGATCGACTTAGACGAATACAAGCCCGATTTTGATCTGGCCGCGATCACTGCGGCGATTGGCGTGTTGCCGTGGGACGCCGCGCGGATACAAAAGACCGTCAGTGGTGGCCATCATTACGCTTTCCGTGCCCCGACTGGGTGGACGGTACGGATGGGCGACTCAATCGAGAAAGTCGCGGGCCTTGATACCCGGACCGCCCGTACGGATGACGTGCAGGGCGGCTTCATCTGTACGGGCGAAGGTTACACACCTTTGTTTGGTGGCTGCGGTGTGCTGGCGATGACAGAGGCGATGCGCGCGCATCTGCCGATACTGCCGGATTCAGCCCGCAACGTATTGGAAAAGAAAACGCGCACCGCAACCACGACTACAGCCACACCGACCGACGCAGACACCGAGACGGTTCTAAGCGCCTTGGCTCGCATCAGTCCCGAGGGGGGGCGCACGGGGTGGCGCGATATGGGTATGGCCCTTAAATCCTGGCCCGAGCCCTGCCCGAAAGATGAAGCCCGCTTTGACATATGGGTTAACTGGTCACAGGGAGATTATACGGGTGGCGAATGCCCCGCCAACTTCGAATTTGAAGGCATGCAAGGCCAGTGGGACAAGTTCGACGCAAAGAAGGAGGGGGGCATAAACCTCGGGACGCTGTTCCACAGGGCGCAGGAGGGCGGATGGACGCGCCCCCTGTCATTCGACACGTCTGCCGCATTCGGCGCTGGTGCGGTCCCTGCGGACCAATACGACGCACTGGCTACGCGCATCGAAGAGTCGGGCGCCGATCCCGGCGCGTTTGACGGCCTGATGCGGGATATTCGCACGCTTAACGGCAGCCCGATCCAAACGGCAGCACTGACAGCGCGCATGGTTGAACTATTGAAGGCGGCGGGGCTGCACACTCCCGACGTCAATAGGCAGCTCAAGACGCTGACCAACACCACAGCCGCCCCGCGAGTAGCGGGCCAATACGGCAAGAATGACACTGAGAACGCCGCGCGGTTCATTGACTCCTGTTACCCTGACGGGACGCTAATCCTCGCGGACGAGACGTGGTATTCGTATGGCGGCAAGGCGTGGTCCGAGCTCGGCCGATTCGACATTAAAAGCCACGTCGCCCGCGCGATGGCGCCCTCCCTCCCTATGGCCGCACGCGTGGCGGGGGCGTACTCAATGATCACAGACATGGTGCGGCGCAACGATAAGCAGATCGGTGGGGCGCCCGCAGGGCTAGTTCTGTACCAAAACGGCGTATTGAACCTGCACACTGGCGACTTGCTGCCACACAGCCCTGAGTACTTCACCACAAACATACTCCCATACAACTACGACCCCACTGCGCGATGCCCGCAGTGGCTGGCGTTCTTAGGTGAAATATTTGAAGATGACCAAGAACGCGTCGAGCTGCTGCAGGAGTGGTTCGGCTACATGCTCACTACAAGCTACGACCACCACAAGATTATGCTGTTAGTCGGCGTTCAGCGGTCGGGCAAAAGCACGATTGGCCGGATGCTGGAGCTACTGGTGGGCGAACAAAACTACACAGGGGGCAGCTTGGCCCAGCTCAAGGACGCCGCCTATCTTGACCTACTATCAACCAAAACGGTTATGTTCAGCGGCGACACCGCAAAGCACGTACACCCAGCTATCCGGGACATTGTGACCGAGCAGCTTAAAAAGATTAGCGGCAACGACGCGGTGACGTTCGACCGTAAATACAAGTCCGCGATATCGCGGGTATTGCCCTCCCGCATAACCCTGGCCGCAAACGCGTACCCGAGACTGTGGGACGACTCCGGCGCCTTGGCGTCCCGGATCTTGATGCTCCCTTTTGACGTGTCATTCCTCGGACGGGAGGACATGGGGTTGGGCGACAGGCTGGAGGCAGAGATTGAGGGCATAGCGCTATGGTCCCTGCAGGGCATGGCACGTCTAAAGTCAGTTGGGCGGTTCACCTCCCCTGAAGCGTCGAAGCGAGAGACGGACGCAATGGCCGAGCAGTACAGCCCGCTCAACGAGTTCATAGGCGAGGTCTGCACGCTAGGCGAGGGGCGGACGTCAGCCGCAGAGGTTTACGCGGCCTATGTCGCGTGGTGCACACGACACGGCGACATCGCGCTATCGCGGCGGCAGTTTATCAGCGATCTAAAGGACGCCACACGCGGCAAGGGGTGTAAGTATGGCAAGCACCGCAGAGGCGACGAGATAATACGGGGGTTCGACGGTATGACGATCGGCCCTGTCGAGCACGCAACAACGACCGGCGGGGCATTCGCACCGACAGTAATAGAGGGCGGCAAAAAATGATTGGAACGACTTTTTTATATCAACCGGGCGGCTTTATGCCGCACGAGCCGCTGCGCGCCACGGTTCTATCCGCGCCGTACACTCGCAGCGCCCCCGGCGACGGACTGCGAACATACGTCGTGGCTACACTCGCAGGGAGTACCGCGCTGTGGGAATGCCGCCTACTCGACCTGTACATGCCTGAAACCCCATGACCCTACGACTACACGACTTAATACTGATCGGGCTGACCATAGGCGCGATCGGTGGACTGATTTACCCACACTGAGGGAAACACTATGAGCAAGGTCACAAACCCCGCGAAAGGTATGGTCGGCCGCAGAATCGGAGGCGACCCCGAAAACGAACTAGACAATTTCTATACCTGCGCTGCGTGCGGTCAGAGCGTCGATATGCGCGACCTAGGGCAGGTTTTCCACCACGAAGACGAAGGCCACGCGCCTATCGATACGGACAGTTAGCCAACGGAGAACGACTATGAAAGAACACCGGCAGCGAGTTAAAGACGAGAAAATCGAATTGGACTATAAGCGCGAAAAACTGCGCGAATTTCTTTATACCGATACGTTCGCGAAACTTAACGATGGCGAGCGCGGACTGCTTTCAGCGCAATACCTCATCATGGGTAACTACTCCGATATCTTGCAGACCCGCGTAGAAGGGTTTTTACCCGGATAACCAACGGAGAACGACTATGTTCGTAGAATGCACTGATAACGGCGGATTTGAAGATCAACTAACCTCCGGCCACGGGTATGACGTCGAAGAGTTCGAAGGGGGCAGCGTCCTGATCACAAACGACAAGGGCGATATGCGCTGGTACGGTACCTGTAAATTCGGAGCGCCGATGCTATGACCGTCACACAGGAACGCGACCGCCTGAAAGCAGGCATGAAAGATCTGGCGCAATACTGCCCCTACCCGGGAGGGAAGGAATACGCATTGCACGTCCTGAACTACGACGAGCCGTTGAAACTGTCGACACCCATACGGAACACGGGGGCGTCGCTATGAACACCGACGAACTTAGGGCGGAAGTAGAGAGCATGATCGAACAGTTAGCGCCCGTTGACTGGGGCAACCCGAAGAATTTAAGCCCGCAAGGCACTGGGTTCTGCAACCTGATGGCGGCCACAAAGATTCTGATGAAGCCGGAAAACCAAGCGGCTATGCGCCAGAACATGCAGCGCAAGTGGCTGGCTATGTGGGGGCTGTAGCACGTTAACCAAAGCCCGGCAGCCGCTGGGTTTTTTTTTTAGGCTAGGCACATGAAGATAAAACAGATCAAGAAACTCAGGGTTAACAGCTACGAATTCGCCGTCAAATGGACGAAAAAGCACAACGGCGCGTCGTTCAGCTTTACGGATATGGAGATCGAGATAGGAACAAAAAGCGGTTTAGTCGCTGACCAGTTCCAGAACATTTGTCATGAACTGCAGGAGATCTGCGCGGTAGAAATGCACGTCCGTTTCCGTCGCCAGGACGTCGGCGATGACTACATGTTCGTATACGACCACAGGCAGCACGACACGATGGTAAATATGTTCGCGGGGCTTCTGTCGCAGTTCATCGACTGATTAGAACGGACAGGACTCATCGTCATCGACCCGGCTAAACCCCGGCGAGTGCTTCGACGCTCTGGCGGTCGATTCGACCAGCCAGTCCTCGTAGTGACGGCAGCGTTTATCGCTTGTAACGTGCGGGTAGTTCGCGGTCTGGTAGTCGTGCAAACAGCCTTCGTGGCAGACGGGCGCATGATCATGCGGGCCACGACGTAAACGGTACTCATCGACGTACATCAAGCCGTCACAGCCCGCCGTATGGCACACGGGCGGCCTGACATACTGCTCGGGTCGTTTGGACAGGTTACGCCGCGCCTGGCAGGCACGACGGTTACAGCGGGCGGGTATGCGGGTCACGCGAACAGTTCCCGGTAGGCCGCGCAGTTATCTGACTCGCCATCATCGAGGAACTGCCGCTCCACTCTCGTCGACCACTTCGCCCTGCCCATCGAGGGGCGGTATTTAGACGCGCTGCGCATAGCCTTGAAGCCTGGCGTGCCTCCGATTGTTCGGCTTTTTGATTGCTTCAGCAGCCGATCGGCCCGCGCACGTATGCCGTCGGGGCTCCCATCCATCTTCAGCCGCAGCACAGCCCGCCCGAGATGTTGTTCTATCTCTAACTTCGGGTACGGCTCCTGGTCTCCGGACAGCTCTACAGCATCGGCGACGCCACGTAGGGTCGCCACGATATCCTCGATCGTATCGTTCATACTCATCACCTATACTCGCTCTGCCCGCGCCCACGGCGCCATACGATGACGGCCCCGCAGTCGGTGCATAGTTTAGTGTTCTGACCCGACAACAGCGCCAGGTGTGTGTTGCCGCATTTCGGGCAACGCTCCGTTGTCGCGGTCACTTCCACGTTTCCCTCCGCCATATTCTCCGCACCGCCCGGGTTGATGTCTCAAATTTCACGGCGACCTCAGATTCGGTCATCGTCTCTTCGAGCTGCCTGATCAGCGTCACATCGTCAGCGGTCAGCCTGTCGACCACTGACTGGTCGCGCTTCTGCCTGTAGCAATCCCGAGTTATGCGGCGCTGCCGGCACCACTCGTACATCAAATCTCTGCTGATGCCGAAGAGTCGAGCTGCTACCTGCTGCGAGCCCACCTCATACAACGCCATCAGCAGCAGTCTTCTACTCGGCATGATCCTGACGGCAGGCATTACAAATCCCCCACTTCAGCCCGTAGCTGTGCCAGTGCCTTACGCCCGAACTGCTGCGGCGTAAGGCACGCGGGGCGCTCCGGGTCGGTTACGTCCCACGCCAGACCGCAACGCGGGCATTGCAACTGATCGGGACTACGCCACGCCCTGCACCCGTCAAACCGGTACTCGGCGCACTCATCGGTTTTCTGCGGCCACACCGGGCAGTCACGCCCTGCACGCCTGCACGTATCACATGCACTCATCGTCAGCACCTCGCTCCAGTAGTTCGTCAAACAGCCGCCGCCACGCCCAGCACACAGGCAGCACCATCGACCCCCAGACCAGCAGCACGAGCGCCACGGCGTCGCCGTCCGCGTACACGATGCCGGCCACGGTCGCCACGATCACCGCGATCAGTATTAAGCTACGTTTCATCGCGTAGCACCTCGATAGCTCTGGCTGTTGCGGTAATGCTGCCGTCCGCTTCCAGCACACCGACAGCCGCGGCCCGCAGCTTCTCATACCGCACAGACAGCCGCTGCATGCGCAGCTGTGACTCGGCCAGTAGCTGCAAAAAATAGATGTCTCCCAGCACAGCGGCCCGGTCGACTGGCGCAGCGATCACGCCCGCCTCAATCGCCAGGTCACTCGCCGCCTTGCGGAACGAGTCGCGCATCCCTTCGGACTGCTTGTGCCGCAGGATTACTTCGCGAATTTCTACGACTTCGCTCTGGCGCAGCGGCGCCTCGTCTAGCTCTTTCATCTGCCCGTCCTCGTCTGTTAGTCAGTACGTGAAGCCTAGCGCTAACTGACAGTGTTGTCAACTAACAGACGCCATCGCCCGTGCCCTCAGATCGCCGGGCAGATCCCGCGCGATCGGATCGTGCGCCACCACACCCTGCGCCACCACCGGCAGGAACTCCCGCGCGATAGCGGCCCGCATGATATCTCGGCGCAGCTTGTCCATGCTCTTGAAGTGGTACAGCACCGCGGGGCCGCTGATACCCGCCGCCTCTGCGACCTGGTTGCGCGTCAAGTGCTGGTAATGGCCTTTAGCGGCCAGGGCGAACGCTGCCGCCAGGATATCCTCGCGGCGCACTTCGGGTTTCAGTCTTACCTGTTTGTCGGTCATGATCTAGCCCCCTGTTCAATGCGGTCAGCGCGTTCCCGGCCTTTCTTACAGATCCATAGCACGCCCCCGGTCGCGTCACCGCCCACGTACAGGGCTTTGCCTTCCATCTCTTCGCAGAACCAACGCAACACCGCCGCCTCGATATGCGCGACGGATTGGGCGGGGGTGCGCCGCGCCACATCGTGGAACACCGCACAAAAGTGCTCGGCGCTCATGTGTTGGTGGTCCTGCAGGTAGCTACCGACGGCCGCCTCCAGTTCACCCACGCGCGCCTGTAGTTCGTCACGCTCAGTCGCCAGCTTTCTGCAAATGGTCGTGTGCTCCCGTTCTAGCCGCCGTATTTCTTCTATCAGATTCACGCTCATAGTTCTACATCTCCAGTGCTGAATGTTGCGAAGCCGCCCAGCCGGGCGACCATTGCGAGCCAGGCGGCCTGCGCCTGCTCGTGTTTTGTGTTGCTGAACGCCCAGCCGGGGCGCTTTGCCTCGACTGCCGCGAATTGTGCGATCGTGCTACCGACGTGGGCCGGTGTGATCAGTCGCGGAACGGCCCCGATCAGGTCGGATGACTTGATGACCTCATTTAACTGGTGCGAGTCATTGGCCATGCCATACCGCACCGGGCGCTGCGGCGCGTTGCAGTCGGGGCAGCGGGCTGGTGTGGCGCCCACGTTATTCCGCCAGGACATGCCGCCCTGCTTGGCGAAATTCAGCCGCACACGCTGCTGCGCCCACGCCTCCGACTTGCCGTCTGTGCGGCTGTCCGCTGGCCACGGCATAGCGCCGAGCAGCTGGCCCAGCTCTGCAGCGGCTTGCGGGTGCCGAGAGGCCCAGTCGGCGTAGGCGGTCATGCGTCACGCTCCAGACAGTACGGGCACGCCGAGCGGTGTGACTCGTACGGCTGTACGCATTCAGCGCACACCGTGACGTCTACCTCGCCCCGCTCCAGTCGGTCGGCTTGGCCCAGTAAGTCGCAGAGCGCGGTGTCGTAGCCGTTATCGTGCTCGTTTTCAACAGTGACGGGCCGCAGCAGAGCCGCCACCCTCCGCAACACCGCCGCCTCGATATGCGCGACGGATTGGGCGGGGGTTTCCTGCACTGCGCACAACAGCTCGTGCGCGGCCTGCCCGTCCGCCAGCCGCGACCCGTCAACGAGGTTCGTTTTTTGGTGGTTGAGTAGGTAGTGCAAGTCCCCCAGAGCCGCTTCTGCGCACAAGCGCAACCGGTGCGCCTGCGCCTGCAGCTCCCGCGCCCGTTCTTCGGTATGCGCCCACACCTGTTCGCATGTCGGCGCGTGCGGGGTGCGGAAAGCCCCCAGAATCCCGCGCAGACGTAGGTATGCTTCGCCAGTTTCTTTCTCGGCTTTCTGCAAACCGTCGATCTGCGCGACCAACCTCGAATTTGTGGCGTTGCTCAGGTCATACGCTTTCCGTAACGTGGCTAGCTCCTGTCCTATGCTCATCAGATCATGTCCTCTGCAAATCGGCGCTGAATCGTAGCGATCAGCGCATCTGTGTCGTTAGCGTTCAGAGTGAACGCCGTCCCAATATCTGTGCCGAACCGGTGGAAGAACCGGCGGTGCTTCTCCGCCAGCTCTCTGCCGTCCGGCTGCATGCCGACCCACCACGCGACTAGCTCTTTCAGTACGCCCCGGCGGTAGTTCGCCCGTTGATGCCGTTTAAGTTCAGTTGAGCGCCCCTTCGGCGGCACGTTACGCCCGATCATGTCGAGTACGTACGCCTCGTCCGACATCTTTGCCGCGTCGATCTTCTCAAACAGCGCCGCCATGCCGTCAACGTCCAGTTCCATCAGATCGCCCTCGACTTGCTCCGGTACCGATCGGCCCGCAGGCACTGGCACCGTGCCGCAGTACGGGCAGGCGGTGTAATACGCTTCATAGGGCTGCGTGCAACCGAGGCAGACGCGTTGCGGTATGGTGTCGGACTTGCTGCCGGTGCCGCGTTCCCGCCCATCGAGCGTCCAATTGCGCGGCCAATTCGGCATGCCGTGGCGCTCCCAGTTGCGCACTGGGTCGATGATCACGGCTTCGGTTTTGCCGTCCATGATCCGCAGCCCGCGCCCTACCATCTGCAGGTATTTGGCGAGGGACATCGTCGGGGCCGCCTGGATAACGCACTCCACAGCGGGGACGTCGAAACCCTCATCGAACAGCCCGACATTTACCAGCACATCGAGGTCGCCACACTCAAACCGGGCCAGCTCCCGATCGCGTTCGGCCTGGTCCGTTTTGCCGTTGAGCGATACCGCCCCGATACCGTCAGCGCGGAATGCCGCCGCCAAGTCCTCTGCCGTCTCGACATCTGACGCAAATACGATTGCCCGTTTACCGTCCGCAAACTTCCGGTACTGTTGCACTACGTGGCCCACAATATGGGATTCGACAATCCGCGTCCGCAGTGCTTTAGGGTTGAAATCCCCTGATGCCGTTATGGCCAGGCCGCGTACATCAAGGTCGGTATCCGGCGCCTTATAAGTGAACCGGCACAGAAACCCCCGATCGATCAACCATTTTGGGCTCGGCCCTTCGATCATTACTTCGGCAAACCCGTCCGCGTGCACGCCGAGTCCTTTGCCGTCCGCCCGGTCCGGTGTGGCGGTGACAAACAAGATCTTAGCGTGGTCGACCGCCTCGACCGCCCGCGCCCACAGCCCGGACGTCACGTAGTGGTGCCCCTCATCGAATACGCACAACGTCACCTGGCGCAACCAGCGCTGCAGCTCCGTGTCGTTCTCGCTGCTGCGGCTGGTCATGGTCTGGACCGACACCACGCCACACTGCGCGTTAGGGTCGACGTAGGACTTACCGAACAGCTTGAGCTGCTTGCGGCGGATCAATGCGACGGTCTTAGGCGGCGCGATAACGCGGTGCTTCACGCCAAGGCGGGCCAGGCTGCACGCGATCTGGCTGACGATCTCCTTGCGGTGGACGACAGCAGCCGCGCAGCCCTTGTGGTCGTGCATGATCGAGCTGAACACCACGGTCTTGCCTGCGCCAGTCGGCAGCACGAGTAGCACAGCGCGCACCCTGGCCCACGCCTCGCGCACGTCGGCGATAGCGGTCTGCTGGTAGGGGCGAAGGTTAAAGGACATCAGTCGGTCAGCCAGTCGAGGAACGCGCCCAGAGATACCGCAACCCCCGCCATACCGACGGCAGCCCAACCCGCAGCGTCCCCCGGCGCTTGCATCACTTCCGGCTCAAGGTAGTACGTGAATATGCACGTAGAAAAGAAGGCAAGGAACATACAGGCCGCTGTCTTCATCTTTCTGCACTCCGTTAAAACATTTAGTTGACAGGTGGGAAAGTTAGCAACTATTATCCGCAGTGTCAACAACGAACACGGAGCAACATAAGATGAAACACCCGACCCTGGCGACGGCCCAAGTACCTGCGCCCTCCAGCAGACACACGGACGTATGGCACGCCATCCGAGAGTTCGATGCGGTCACGGCGGAACTTGAGGCGTTACTGCAGCGGATAACAAGTCCGCATAAAGGCGACGAGATGGTCCAGCCCGTGCCGGCGCCGATCAACCCTAACCCGCCATCTCTCGCCGAATTCCTCAACATTGCCTCGGACGACATCCGCCTCAAAGTAGAAGCCGCGCATGAAACCATCAACCGGATAGCCTCAGAACTTTTCTGACCCAACAGGAGCAAAACAAGATGATCAAAATCGAATTCCCCGCCGACCGGACTGATATCGCACTGGCGATCGGTCAAGCACTAACGGCCATCGGAAAGGGCAGAGCACTGGTGATCAGCCCTGCGCCAACGACAGCCACCGAATGCCCTGGCGACTGCGGCGCTAACAGTAAACAGATTGCCGACTTGGGCGCGGCGGCAGCTGCGCCAGAACCTAACGCGCCTAGCCTCGATGGGTCTGGCGACTCCTACGACCCCCCCGGCGACGTAGCGATCGGCACCCGCCCCGGCTCTGTGTTCGAGGCGACCGACAACGGCGCCCTGCCACAAGTCGACCCCAAGGGCGTAGCGTTCAATGCGGCGATGTGCGGCATAGCGGCAAAACCGTTCTACGAGTCAGGTAAACAGCCGGGCCAGTGGAAGAAACGCAAGGGCGTCGATCAGGCGGCGTATGACGCGTGGTACGCCGAGCAGCTGGAGCAGGGTGCGGCGCAGACCACCGTCGATACCGCCGGTGCGTTTCCCACCACCGAACCGGTCCACACCCACGCGCCGACAACGTGCGGCGATTTTATGGGCTGGGCGTCGAAGAAACAGGCCGCCGGGCTGCTAACGCAGGCGGATATTACGGAAGCCTACGCCACGGCCAGTCTGGTCATCACCGACCTGTTCCCGCCGAATGGTGACGCGGTTATCGCAGAGCGCGTAGCGGTTCTGTACAACGCACTGTCAGCGAAGGCGGGCGCGTAATGTCCGCCCACGCACGACTCGCACCCAGCAGCGCCCCGCAGTGGGGGTACTGCTCCGGGTCGGTGCCAGCTAATGCCGCAGTGCCGCAGTTCGATACGCAGGCCAGCCGCGAGGGCACGGCGGCGCATTGGAACGGCGAGACGGTGCTGCGGTCGTTCGCGTCGCAGGTATCTGACGGTGTTCAACCGCTGCTCTGCTCGGACCTGACCGGCGAGACCGCACCGAACGGCGTGGTGATTGACGACAAGATGGCGGAAGGCGCGCAGATCTGGGTCGACGACGTGCTGGCGGTGTGCCAGGAGTACGGCGCGCTGCGGTCTATGCTGATCGAGCACCGCGTGCATATGCCGCAGATCCACGCCGAGAACTGGGGGACTCTCGATACCGCGGTGCCTGTGCCCGACCACGGTCTGCTTTATGTGTGGGATCATAAGAACGGCCACCGCGAACACAGCCCGGTCGACCATTTGCAGCTGATTGATTACGTATTCGGGCTAGCTAACGAGATGCGGCTGCCGGAGGACACGACAGTAGTCTTGCGGATCGTGCAGCCGTTCAGCTACAGCAGCGCCGGACCGGTCAAAGAGTGGCGCGTGCAGCTCAGCGAGCTGTACAACCGTTTCTTTGAGCATCTGCGGCGCATGGCACTCGAAGCGCTGACGAACCCGAAGTTTACGGCGGGCACGCACTGCCGGGACTGCGCTGCGGTTGGCCGATGTCCGACGGCACGCCGTGCGGGCTACAGCGTCATTGCGTACTTGAACGAGCCGTACCAGATCGACACGATGACGGGCGCCGATCTGGCGGTTGAGCGCAAGCTGCTGGAGGTCGGCGAGACGATCATCAAAGCGCGCAGCAAAGCGATCCACGACGAACTGACGTACCGCATAAACGATGGCGCGACAGACACCGGCCTGGCGCTGCAGTCTAAGTTCGGCAACCTTGACTGGTCAGTGCCCGCCGCGCAGGCTATCGCCCTGGCCGGGCAATTCGATGCCGATATCGCAAAGCCGGGCGTGCTCACGCCCACACAGGCGAAAGCGAAGGTACCCGCAGCGATGCGGCCTGCGTTTGAGTCTGTACTGAAAACCGTAACAGCCCGTAAACCGACGGGCATGAAATTAATCAACGCCGAAGATACGCGCACCGCGCAGGCGTTCAAAAAGAGCAAGTAGCTATGCCACAATTTGACGAGAAACACGTAAAAATCGAAGGGTGCTTCGTAGTGTGGGACGCCATCACCAGCCCCGACCAGACGCCGGACGGTAAGCCGAAGTACAGCTTGAAAGTCGTAGTCGATCCGAATAACCCCGACCTCGCGCTGTTTAATCAGCTGAGCCAGGCCACGCTGCAGCAGTCGAAATTCGCGGGCGTTCTGCCGGCTGGCGGTCGTATGCCGATTGGCCAGGCGCAGCCCACCGAGTTTAACGGCCTGTACACGGGCTGGGCCGTACTGAACTGCAACACAATGCGCATCCCGAACGTGCACGACGAGGCAACTGGCGCGCTTATGGACCCGATGCAGTACGCCGCGATGATCTACGGCGGCCAGCGCGTCGATGTGCTGGTGCACTGCTACGAATACGACGCTAAGGGCAACAAAGGCATCGCGACCGGCCTGGATGGTTTTTCAATCATCGCCAGCGCTAACGCCCCGCGCCAACAGTTCGGCGGCAGTGGTATCGACACCTCTGGCGCGTTCGGTGGCGGTGCGGCCCAACAGCCAGCGCAGGGCGGCTACCAGCAACCGGCTCAAGGCCAACAGCCAGCGCAGGGCGGCTATCAGCAACCGGCTCAAGGCCAACAGCCAGCGCAGGGCGGCTATCAGCAACCGGCTCAAGGCCAACAGCCAGCGCAGGGCGGCTACCAGCAACCGGCTCAAGGCCAACAGCCAGCGCAGGGCGGCTATCAGCAACCGGCTCAAGGCCAACAGCCAGCGCAGGGCGGCTATCAGCAACCGGCTCAAGGCCAACAGCCAGCGCAGGGCGGCTACCAGCAACCGGCTCAAGGCCAACCACAGCAGGCGCATAACTTCCTTCCGCAGCAGTAACCAACCCGCCGCCCTGGCTTGTTTAGCGGGGCGGCCCTTTACGCATATACCGGGGCACCAGAGTTATGATCGACTATGTAACGAGTTTTCAATTCATGAGCATGCTGGCACTATTCGTCTACTGGATACCCCTGGCGGTATGTATGCCGGTGTACCTGTTCCGAGCTATCGGCATGTATAAAAGCGACTTGGGCAAACCGGGGGACGACCACTACAAACCGGGGTTGACGGTTGGCTTAATAGTTTGGTGGGCGATCTGCTCCGTCACTCCTGCGATTAACTTATTCGCGCTAGTGTTCGACTGCGCCAGCTCGGTATTCGAGTGGCTCGGGAAGTTTCTTGATATCCCCCTCGTACCGAGTAAACGCTAGTTGACAGTATTGTCAGTTAGTTGCTACAGTTCAACCACATTCAACGAACAGGCGGGCGATACAATGGAACTTAAAATGTATAACGGCGACAACTTCCACCCACATTTTGTACGTGCCGGCGGGTACTGGTGGCGGTTTGCCACGCGCACGCACCACCAGAAGTATCGGGAGAGTCTGCGCCCCGGCACCCCGTACTGCCCTCCGCCCCATCCAGTTTGCCGTGCGATCTCTTTCCCGGTGTCTAATGACCAGTCACTGGCGGCCGCCCGATGACCACCGACCCCACACTGCTCGCAGCCGGGACTCAGATCCCGGTCGCGCTCTCGCATTCGACTGTGCTCCCCTCGATGGACTTCGAGACGTACAGCGAGGCGGGGTACACCTTCGACCCAGACGGCCGAGTGCGTGGCGTCGGCGCACAGGGCAAGGGCGGTCTGCCGGTAGTCGGCACGCCTAACTACGCGGCGCACCCCACTACGGAAGTACTCTGCCTCTATTACGACCTTAAAGACGGGCGCGGGCGGCGGGGCTGGTTCCCTGGCGCGCCCGATCCGGTTGATCTGCTCGATCATATCCGCAACGGCGGCCTGATCGCTGCGTGGAATGCCGCCTTCGAGTTCTACATCTGGAACATGGCCTGTGTTCCCCTCTACGGCTGGCCGGTCCTGCAGATCGAGCAGTGTCATTGCGATATGGCGAAGTCCCGCCGGCACAGCCTGCCCGGCTCACTGGCGAACGCCGCCAAGGTACTCGGCACGCCAGACAAAGACAGCGCCGGCAAACGGCTGATCCAGAAGCTGACACGCCCCCACACTCCGACGAAGAACCGTTCAGCGCACCGCTGGACGCCCGCCACGGCGTGGGACGACTTCACGGCATTCTATGCGTACTGCGACGTTGACGTGATGACAGAGGACCACGCCAGCGCCCGCACGCCCGATCTGACGGAGCACGAGCGGTCGGTATGGCTGATGGACCAGACCATAAACGCGCGGGGCGTACCGGTTGACGTGCAGACCCTGGACGCGGCACTCGACATACAGCGACAGGCGGAAGAGAAGTACCGCGCAGAGCTGGCGAGCGTAACCAGTGGCGCAGTGCAGGCCGCATCTGAGCTGCCCGCATTGAAAGTGTGGCTCGCGGCGCAGGGCGTCGATATGCCCAACATGACGAAGGACACGATCGACGACGTGCTGAAGTCAGGCATAGACGGGCAGCCAGTTACAGGCGACGCTCGGCGAACGCTTGAGATCCGGCAGACGTTAGGCGCGGCCAATGTTAAGAAGCTCGCAAAGATTAAGCTGCAGGTGTCCTCCGACGGGCGCCTGCGCAACCAATACATGTACTGCGGGGCTGACCGCACCGGGCGCTGGTCTTCCGCTGCAGCCGATGACGACGCCAGCAACTCACAGCTCCAGAACGTAACCGCCAAAGGCCCGAAGTCGTGCCGGTGTGGCAGCTGCGGAGGGCTGTTCGGGCGCGACATCGAGAGTATCGGCTGTCCACGGTGCGGCCAGTGGGTAGATATCGAGCAGCAGCCCGACTGGACGATCGAAGCCGTTGAGGCGGCTATCGGCGACATTCGCACGCACGACCTGGCGACAGTTGAACGGATATGGGGCGACCCGATCGCGCTGCTGTGTGGTTGCCTGCGCGGGCTATTCAAAGCTGCGCCGGGCAAGGACTTCATCTGTTGCGACTTCTCAGCGATCGAGGCAGTTGCCGCCGCCTGTCTGGCCCGGTGTCAGTGGCGAATCGAGATATTCAGCGGACACGGTAAGATTTACGAGCAGAGCGCCGCCAACGCCACCGGCATACCATTCGAGGAGATCCTGCAGTATAAGCGCGACAACGGCATGCACCACCCGGCCCGCAAGACGATCGGCAAGGTGCGCGAGCTGGCTGGCGGGTACGGCGGCTGGATCGGGGCGTGGTGTAATTTCGGTGCTGACGAGTTTATGACCGAAGCTGAGATCAAAACCGATGTACTCAAGTGGCGGGCGGAATCGCCGGAGATCGAGGACATGTGGGGCGGGCAGTTCCGGTGGTGCGGCCCCGGCAAGTGGGACTACCGCCCGGAGCTGTTCGGCTTGGAGGGTGCAGCGATCAAAGCCATCCTGAACCCCGGCCAGTGCTTCAGCCATATCGACATCACGTATGGCGTGTGGGATGACATTCTGTTCTGCAGACTACCGTCCGGGCGCTATCTGCACTACCACCGCCCGCGCCTGGCGTCAGTAGCCGATAAATTGAATCGTGGCCCGTCGTATCAGATCACTTTCGAGGGGCACAACAGTAACAGTACGAAAGGCCCGACCGGCTGGCACCGGTTAGAGACATACGGCGGGCGACTGTTCGAAAATGTGGTGCAGGCTGTTGCGCTCGATATCCAAGCCGAAGCGCTGCTGCGCTGCGAGGGGCGCGGGTACCCAATCGTGATGCACACCCACGACGAGGGCGTTGCGGAAGTGCCGCACGGCTTCGGATCAGTTGAAGAAATGGCCGCCATAATGTCAGAGCGCCCCGCGTGGGCTGCCTGGTGGCCCCTGCGTGCCGCGGGCTGGCGACACGAACGTTATCAGAAGGATTAGACGATATGACCGACTTACGGGTGCGACTTCCCGTGCACCACGGCGACACCCAGTATGTTACAGAGGTGGTGCGGGACACAGAGGGGCGAGTCTGCGACCTTAGGGTAGGCCCTTACCCGCCCCGCAAGCCACTACGTGCGATCGACGTACGGGACGTACGGGCCGCGTTCCGCTCGTTCACGTTCTGTGCTTAACCACCCCCTGACTCGCCTGTAGACCGTGGGCGAGCGTATCCGGCAGCGTCGGGCTCAGATGCTCGTGCATTCGTTTATCTACTACGAGCTGGACGATTGCCTGGTTGACGACCATACGTGGCAAGCGTGGGCCGACGAGCTGAAGCAGCTGCAGGATACGTTCGGAGGGGCGATCGGGTACTACGACGGGGCATTCGAGGGCTGGACGGGTGCCGGCGGGTCGCATTTACCGCTGCGCGATCCGGCGATTATGTCTAAAGCGCACAGGCTGTTAAACTATGGGGGTAACGTTAACTAACAGGAGTACCGACCATGCCGCACTTAGACAAGCCCAAACCACCTAAACGTCGCAAGCCCCGCCGGAAACCACGCTAAATGGCCGGCGGAAACGCACCAAAGCGTAAACCAAAGCGGGACAAGAAGGGCAGATTCTCGAAATGACTATTAACATTCTGCTGGTATTGATCGCCCTGGTCTGCTTACGGATCAGCAAGGGCCGGCGGACGCCTTTTGTCGTGTTCATTCTGCCGGGCATCCTGTTTCAAGTCCTCGCGCATGTCGGCGCCGTGCCTGACTCGGTGTTTTTCCTGTTCGGCAGCATGCTCGACGCGGTAGTGATCAGCCTGCTGGTTCGCCTCAAGTCTACCGGCCTCACAACTATTTTCATCGGGTGGGTGAGCCTGATGTCTATTGTCGGCAACGTATTCGGCTGGCTGGCATACGATGCTGGCCTCGAGCCGGTCACGTATGACGGTCTTTTTATCGGGCTGTATTCGCTCGTCCTCGGCGCATCGCTAATGGAGTGGTATTGTGACGCTGGAGCAGATAGCTATGGCACTAACGTTCGCGGTGGTACTCACCAGCGCGGTTAATGGGGTTCAGGTGCTTTATGAAAGATCTAATTCACGAAGGCGTGCAAGCGGCAGCCAGCGGAAAGATGGCGATGGCCGTGGGGATCGGGGTGGTGACGGCCCCTGAGTGGATCGTGTGGGCGGAGAAACTGGCACAGAGCGCCTGGTTTACTCTCGCCGCGATCGTCCTCGGCATTCTCGTGTCGATAACGATCATTACAATCAACGTTCAGACCTTCATGCACCGATCGCGCCGCATGAAGGAAACTGCACGGCAGGAGCGCATAAAAACCGCGCTGTTAGAGCGCGAGGCGGCCGAACACGATATTACGGTGTCTTAGCTTCCGCCCCATCGGGCCGCCGGTCCTCCACGAGTGTCAAGGTGGGTGAAACCTTCGTAGCTGCCGATGCCGTAGCGATCTGGAAAGGCAGCCACCAAAGCCGCGTAAACGTCTGCAGGTTTGATACCGCTAACCGCGAAATCGATTGCCCGGCCTTTAACATGCTGGCTTCTGTCATTGCTTCCGATCCTCGTGTTATATGGTGGGCAGCGCGCACCGCTGCTGATATGTAGGACGACTCGCTCAAGGCCCCGTTGACGTGCGAACCCGTCGCATACCGCCTGGACGGCCTCGACCGTTTCGATGTCGATAGTGTCGTAGCCGCAGCCGCATTTACACGCGACTTCATACCGGCTGAGATTCTTGGATAGATCGCCCACTATGGCGCCTCGTGTATTCGTTTGCGGTTCTTCGGCAGGGCGGCCCGGCCGTGCGCCAGTTTGAGCCCTGCCATATCGATCTGCCGGGTGATTTTCCACGCCCCGTCCTGCTTCAGGATCTTCGCGAATTCGCGGTCAGCGTCACGCCATCGGTTGTGCGGCAGCCGCTTCATGCGCATCAACTGATACAGGGCGTCGTGCGCCAGGCTTGCGCGCTGGTTCGTCTTGCGGTCGATCACCGGGCCGCTGGTGCCGTCCCAGGCATACCCGTCGCGCACAGTCAGCGTGCCGTCAACCGTCAACCAGATGCGGGGCGTCACGATGTCACGCACCGGACAGATCTCGGTCTGGAACGTCTCGTGGTCTGCGAGCTGGTACTTGTAGCCGTCGCGGTATTTCAATAGTATTCCTCGATCACCACAATCCCGTCGTTACCCACAACAGCGCTTCGGCCGCCTATTCCGGCAAGGCCCACCCCGCTGACGCCCCCTGTTCCAACGGAAGAGGCGGAAGCTGACGAAGATCCTGACTGCCCCAAAAGATTCGCGTCACCCCCTGAGCCGATGCCGCCACCGCCCCCGGAACCCCCCGAAGCTGTGCCGGCGTTGCCTCCCGCGCCTCCTGTGGCTGAGCAGAACGCACCAAAGGACGACGTGCCGCCTGTCGCCCCCGCAGTAGGCGAGCCGCTCGACGTACCCGCAGCGCCCCCGGCCCCCACGGTGACTGTGACGCTAGAACCGATCGTTACCGCCTCAAGAGTCTCAATGGCGCCACCACCACCGCCGCCGCCACCGCCGGGTACGGCCGACCCGGTATCTGTGCCGCCGCCGCCACCGCCTCCCCCGGCCACAAGTACCCGCACGCGGCTGATACTGGCGGGCACGGTGTACGTGCCTGATGCGGTGAAGTAGACGAACTGCCCCTGCCCTTCGCGGACAAACGTATTGTTGTCCCGAAGCTGTAGCGCATTGATCGATCGGGCGGGGGCGTCAACCGCCAGCTCGCTGTTTGGTATTGTCGTATGCGTCGTCGTTGGTTCTGTCATTGCCAGGTATACCCCGCTGTCCCGTCGCTCATCAAGCCGTCCACGTCGGACCACCACATGCCGCTGTCTTTCTCGTTGACGGTGGCATCGGTGAAGTCCGGGGCCGCGTCGGCCATCCAGAACCCTACCCGATCGGCGATGAAGCTAAAATCTTGAAGTGTGTACTCTATCACATGACCGCTGTCCGCTTCATCCGCGCTGATCACCTGCCACCGCAGCTCCAGCACTTCGCCCAGTTCGTTGACGATACCTCGGTGCGACACTTCCGCGATGTCGCCCGTCCACAGGTCGCGGTCTTTGGCGTCCAGTGACACCGACATGGTGCGGGGCGTTACCTTGTACCGGCTGAGCATACGCGACGTCAGGTTGATGGCCTGCGCGTCAGAGGTCAGCCAGCGCGCGTGGATCTTGCGAATCTTCGCCTCGCCGTACCGATCGGGTGTCTCTAAGTCGAGATCGGCCAGGATCTCCAGCTTCGCGTAGTTCGAGTCCTGCGTCGGGTCTTGCGTCGGGTCTTTGATGTCCCAGAACACCCAGACCTGCGTTATGCGGTCCTTCGGCTGGACGTTGATCTGCACGCTGTTGGCGAGGATGTTCGCCTCGTCGGTCAGTGTGACCGTTGCGGCGGCGGGCCGAACCGCTCGCAGATTGATCAGTTTTTCGCGCTCGTCCCACCATAGGTAGAACTGCGCCTGCTCCGTCAGTTCGCCCAGCAGCTGGTTAACGCCGGTCGGATCGGTCAGCGTGGTGGTAACAGCGAACTGCGACAGCCACAGGTCGCCTTCCGCATCCCAGGTCGCTTTGTCTATGAAAGCCGGGTCTACGTTCGCGAACACCGTCAACAGTTCGAACACGACGTCGACAACCTTCTCGGCGGTGTACTGCTTGCACAGCTGCACCCTGTCGCCTAGCGCATGCGACTCTGCCGTCGACCCCTGAACACCTCGCACGCACCCGTTGAACGTTAGCGTGGTCGTTATATCGGTGGTGGAGGTGTAGGTTATCAACTCGTCACCGATACGGATCAGGCCGCCACCTGACGGGTACTCGCTGACCGTGTGGCCGCTGATCACGATGCTCGTAACCACGTCATCGATATCCGCGTTTAGCTCCCCGAACGTCGGTGCGGGCGCCTGCGCCTTGTCGTCGTCCGCCAGGGTCAGCACGTCCTTAGCCCGGAGCGTGACGCGCCCGCTTGAGTCCGGCCCGTTGATCGACTCGATCAGATACGTGCGGCTTTGCATTGCTGCGAGCGCCTGTCCGACATACCCGTCGAGTACGCGCACTGTTTTGTTTTGGTAGAACGGATTGCGTGCCAACCACTTCGCCCAGAACGTTGACCGGTCGGTGGCGATATATGCCCGCTCCTCCTGGTACTTATCGACGACCAGATCGCTGTGCGGGTGGTCCATAAACGTAGCGGTCATCACTGAGCGGACACCTATCGCGCCCCGGTCTTTATTGCCGCCGCCTGCATTGATCACGGTCGGGCTGGTGGACACGCCGACCAGTGACGGGATCAGGTAAACGTCTTTCGGTGCGTTGCTGCGCGGTTTGACAAATCGCAACGTCTGAACGCCGCTTAGGTCGATGTTCTCCAGATCCTGGCACGTTTGGATGCCGTTAAAACATTTATCGTCGCCAGTCACGCCGAGTGCTGCGGTACACGGTGCGATGCTGTACGTCAGCTGGCAGAACGGTTGATCTAGCTCGATGATCTGTATGGGCTCACGGCCTACTGTCTGCGGCGTAGTCACTCGATGCCCTCCGCGCTAAACCCGAACGTGACGTGATCGAGAGTACCCGACAGACTCGGCGCGATGTCGTCGCTCGTCCACTCGTACGCAACGTGGTCGATGTGCTCAAGTATGTTCCACGCTATGAAAAACGGCGCGATGATGGCTGCCTCGACGAACGTTTCGAAGTTGTCTTCGTACCACGTGATGTCGATATTCGCCCACTCGTATTGTGCCGTCAGCCCCTGGCGTAACACCGACCGGCCGAGCCACTGTCCGCCTACGGATTTATTCGGTTTAATGACAGTCTGCCGCGACAACACCGCCGGCGTGTGGCCGGAGTAGAACGGGCGCAGCATCTCGAGTATCTGGCCCACATACACGACCGCGATGGTCGGCGTACCCGATCCGGTGATGGTCAGGCGCACATGGGTAGCCGCAACAGTGGTGAACAGCATCAGGATCGCACTGTCATCTGTCGGCGTGTTGATAGCGTCTAGCGGATTCCACACTGCGCCGTCGGTGCTGTACTCCGGTGTTACGGTGTTACCGTTGAGCGAGTGCGATGCCACGCCGATGTACCCGATCGATTTGGACGACCCGAACGCGATGGTGATCGTCGCCGGCAGCACGGTCGGCTGCCACGATTCAAACGTCATCTGGTTTTTGATCGCTACGGCCGGGAAGTCTACTGTTTCGGTGGTCGCCGTTACGGTGCTGTCCGGTGTGAAATTCTCGTATCCGATCCGGGCGTGATTGAGCGGCGTAGCCACCGCCTGCCCGTATGCTACGCTGTGAACTACGGACATTACGTAAACCTCAGTTTAAAGCCGTCGTCCACAGCCTCGTTGATTTGCCCGATTAGACTGCGCACCTGATCGCGCCCGAACACCTCGCCCTCCAGCGTGATGTTGACTAGTGTCGGGTCGGCGGCCTGCTGTTGCTGTTGCGCCGCACCGCCGCCCGCCTGAACTGCACCGCCGCCTGCAACTGCACCGCCGCCACCGCCCCCGCCGAACGTCTGCGACTGTATGGCCTTGATCTGCGCCGCCGTAATGGCTACGGATGCCGCCGCCATGGCCGCACCGAGGGGCGGGCCGCCTA